CCGTCACGGGATTCACCTCTTGAGTTTTATGATGTACCACAGGAATCGAAAGATGATCCAAATGTATTTGTTAAAGCCTTGTCCGACATTGATATAGTATTGAATTTTAGTTTTGAATACTATATCAGTTATAGTGATGCGTATACAACTAAAGCTGAAATAGTTCTAGGCGGGCGTTACGAAGATGGTCGTTTAGTCGAGTTGAAAAGATGGGGGTATAATAAGGGGGATGTTACCCCAAGTAATCTGAATGAATCCATCAAGATTCATCTGACTAAAGGGCAGGCTTTATTTTTTGATTTGATGGTAACATTTAACAGAGTTAATGCTTCTACTGGCAATATTTATTTTCGTAATTTCAAATTTGAGACACGCTTTACTTCTCGAGCTAACCCTATCTATGTGGATGCAATAAGACCTATTGATGTGTTAAACCGATTGCTTAAAAGCATGAATGGTGGAAATGAAGGTATCTATGGTGAAATAGCTTCAGGTGTTGATGAAAGGTTAGATAATTGCGTGATATTAGCTGCTGAAAGTATCCGTGGAATCCCCCAAGCTAAGCTATATACTTCTTATACAAAGTTTAAAAACTGGATGGAAACAGTTTTTGGCTTTGTGCCTGTGATCAATGGTGTCACTGTTTTTTTTAAACACCGGGACAAATTGTTTAGTGATAACAATGTAAAGGATTTAAATAGCAGCTTTTCTAGTTTTGAGTATAAGGTTGATTCATCAAGAATATATTCTTTGGTTAGGGTAGGATATGATAAACAGGACTATGAAAGTATGAATGGTCGTGACGAATTCCGATTTACTACTGAATATACTACTGGCATTGATATAACTGATAATGTATTAGAGTTGATTAGCCCTTACCGTGCTGATGTTTATGGAATTGAATTCTTATCGCAAAAGAGAGGCCAAGATACAACGGATAGTGAAAGTGACAATGATGTGTTTTTTGTTTGTGCCAGTACTACATTACATGATAATGGCGGAGTACAAACATATAAAGAGTATAGGCTTATAAGGAGCGGTTGGGAAATAAGTGGTGTACTTGATCCTGAAACGATGTTTAATACCATGTATTGGCAAGGAGGCATATTGCAAGCAAATGCCGGCTATATTGGTATGTTCACTAAAAAACTATCTTATTCTTCTTCTGACGGTAATAGTGATGTTGTTGTCAATGGTATAGGAATGAAAGATGATTTTAACGTTGAAAGTGGTATTATAACTTGTGGAGATGTTTCATTCACAACTTATAATGAAGATATTCCACCAACAGATGATGAAACGATTAAAATCTTAAAAGATGATCTAGTTTACGAGGGCTACATCAAAGAGGTGAGTAGTACAGTTGAGAGAAACGAGGGAGTGAAGTATGATTTATTTGTCCGTTCAATAACAAAAGCCTAGAAATATGATTATAAGCCCGTTTACCCCACTGTTTTTTTCTCCGTCTACCGATAAATTTGGAGCGAAGAGTAAATATGTGCAATTATTCGCACGTACAGACAGGATTTTTGTTGAATTGATTTTGACAGCCAAAGAGCAGGAGCCTATAGTTTACATTAATAATCTTTTAAGTAATATATCTACACCTGTATCATTAAGCTCATGGAAGATGAATGATGATAAGATTCTTTATTTCTATAACATTTCATTGCTTCCATGTGGATACTATACTGTAACAGTTAATGGGAATACGAGTGAGATTTTTAAAGTTACGGACGATGAATGTGAGTTATCAGAAACCAGCCTTATTCAGTATTCAATGAAAGATAATAAGCAGCGTCTTGATGCTGTCTGGTGGATAGATGGGATGCAATACTTTTTTGATTTTCGCGTTCCTGGTGGTTTCAAAGATAACGGATGGACGTTCGGTGTGGATAATGAGCAGTTCGTGACCTCTGATGAGGATATTGTTGAGCTATTCAGCCACGAATATACAACAGTATTATTCACGCTTGGAAATGGGATGGGATGCCCTGTGTGGTTTGCTGAATTATTGAATCGTGTCTTATGCTGTAATTACGTCTACTTTGATGGTGTTCGATATACCAGAAAGGAAAGTAATGTTCCGGAACTTAACCAGCAAATAGAGGGATTGAAGAGTTTTGTGTTCAATCAAATGTTACAGAAGGTAAGAACGATGAATCCAGTTTTGGAATGGAATAACCAGCTTGCTATGAGGTGTGTACAAAGCGGTGCTTATAGGATAGCAGATGATGAAGGAATGCGTAGTATCAAGTATGGTTCAGAAAGTGGGGTTGCAGAGGTCGGAGCATATATCAATATGACTAAGGCTATTCCTAATACTGGAGTTTCTATTAATAGTGATACTATGGTTACTGTCAACAGTATTCATCACCCAGGTGTTGATAAAAATTCATATTGGGATTTGATTGCAATCAAGACGACTGACATAGATAACAAGTATATTGGTAGAAGAGGTTACGGTAAACTTACAGTTAATGGACTGGATAGACTAAAGAACGATTTGGACAACGGTTCGATAAATTTGCGTGCTGTACTATATAAAGGAGATTCGTATACTAACCTCATTGAAGGGAGTGTAATCAGTAGGGATGGTGTATGTGTCTTGAAAGGTATTAACGGTGGAGATATTGGTGCTCTGAAGGAGTTCCAACTTTATCTTGATAATGTCTATGATTGCGACATAGATAATCTTGGTATGACCATTGAGCTTGTATGGGTATATGAAAATGATTAAAAAAGAGAATTATGACAGAAACAGAAAAACAACAGATTATTAGCCTTGTGTTACAAGCGTTGAAGACAAACAGTCTTACAATAGAGCAACTGACTGATACAACAGAGCTATCCAAAGATATGTACGTTGAAGTTAGTGGCGGTCGGAAAATATCTATTGATTTACTTTCAAGTACCATTGCTAAAATGGTGAATGGTGATTTTGATGCATTAGTGGAGAATGTCAATAAGATTGCAAAAGATTTATCGGATGGAGACGCCGAGTTATTGAAACGTATAACAGGAGTGTCTGATAAATCCAATCCTTTGACTGACCCATTTAAAAGTATTGGCTCTTTTACTACTATTGGTAGCTTTAAAGATAAATTAAAAACAATGTATTCCGGGGATTCTTCTATTGGGAATTATCGGTGTATTTTGTCTGTTGATTCGTCTAAGATTCCTGTAAATATACAAATTGAACGGTTGGAGCTTAATAAGGTTTGTCAATCATTCACTTCGTGTATACAACTGGCTACCATGTCAGACAATGCCGAAGGTGTATATTTAGGTACAGTTTGTACAATCTCACGAATAGGTATTGTTTCCAATGAGAGTGTTACATGGGGCAAATGGACCTCTGTAATAAATGACTTTGAGGAAAGGATAGGAAAAGCGAACGGTATCGCTCCTTTGAACGAAGAAAGTAAAGTTCCTTCTGAATGTCTGCCTGAACCGTTGTCTCTTGGGGAAAGTGAAGATGAAGCCTTCCCCGGCGACCGTGGAAAGGCTTTAGAGGATGCAATGACAAATATCCCTTCCGACATAATCAAACCTGATTCATTCTCCGTCCTGTCTGACGCTTCCTATCTCAATGTATCTTTCAAAAAAGTGTCCAAAACAACCGGTAAAGAAACGGATGACAGCTTCCGTTTGCCTTCTGCTACCCTTGAACAAGCCGGCCTTTTGTCCGCCGAGGATAAGCAAGCCCTTGAGGATATGAAGAGCGGCACGCCCGCTGACGATGTAACACACCCCATCGTCATTGTTGATGAGATCCGCCCATTGAAAGACGGCTACTATACCCTTGAAACCGCTATTGCCGCCATTGTCTCCTATCAACAGGAATCTGGCGTCAAATATGAGCGAACGGGTCTCATCATTACTTACAAAACAGGCGAGTATGAAATGGAAACCCGGCAGTTCCAGGGTGCTGTGTCCGATTTTGCGACCCCTTCTCTTTGGAAACCCTTCGGGAATGGTGGTGGCAGTTCCGTTTTTGAAACTTCCGATGAACCGGCGGAAGGGGGAAAGGACGCCTTTTCAACTGGTGGCGCCTATGCCTATGTTCCGGCCAACCTCGACGTAAACGTGGAAACAGAAGGCATTGTAAAACTTCAGATGAAGAACGCTGCCGGTGAAACCCTTGGCGATGAAGTGCAGTTCGCTATCGGCATGGGTGGCGGCGGTCAAACTGGTGGTACCATTGTTGCCATTGCTTTCCAGTCGACACCTGTCTATGGCTCTTACGGCTCCACGCTACGAACCTTTGCCGCCATTCGTTCCGTGACCTCGAACGGTGTCGAATCCTCTGACAACCTGATTGAGAAACTGGAACTCGTAGACCGTGAAAGCGGGCTTACCGTCTGGACTGAAACCGTCAACAAAGCATCTTCCGGTGACATGAAGGACTTCTCCTTTGAACTGGACTTCACCACATACTTTACGGCTGCTGGTACTCGGAAATTCAAGCTGATAGCCACTGACGAAAGCGGCAACACCGGTTCCAAGAATGTCAATGTAACAGCTGTTGATATTACCTGTACCTGTGTGCAGGTGCTCAACTATACCCCTGAAACTCTGCTTACTCCGACAACTGAAAGTTTCAGCCTTCCACTCTATAAGTTCGGAAACAACACCTCTGATAAAGGTATCAGTGCCCAGGTTGACATCAAGATTAATGGTGAATGGCAATCCCTGTCTACCACCGTTGTAAATGACAACTACTCGCACTCCGTTGTAATCCGCCCTGCTTCCCTCGGCCTAGAACACGGTACCTATCCCTTGCGCATCCAAGGAACGGATGTCGCATCCGGAGTGAAAGGAAATGTCATCTACACGGCTGTCATGGTAATTGACCCGAATAGTTCCACACCTCTTGTCGCCTTGAGATACGATGATAAAAACGGTGGAGTAGTCCGACTGTACGAAACCGTAGAACTTGATGTTGCCTGTTATGACCCGTTGGAAATGACTTCACCCGTCAGCGTGAAAGCCAATAACGTGCAGGTAACACAAATTGCTGCCAGTCGTAACAAAACCTATCAGGTCAAACAACAACTGCAGGGCTACAAGGCTGACGGCACCGATACGGTCAACTATACTGCCGTATGCAAGGACGTGACTAGCGAACCTGTCCGGGTGACAGTTAGCGGTTCCGCCATTGACGCCGCCATAAAAGAAGGCGCCATCTATAACTTTGACTTCTCATCCCGTACCAATCAGGAAACTGACCATAGCATTGTCAGCGGTAATTATGAAATGAAAGTGGACGGTGCCAACTGGACTACCAACGGTTTTGGCACATTCTTGGGTGAGAACTGCCTTCGCGTAGCCGAGAATGTGGGCGTGTCATTAAACCATGCCCCGTTTGCCGGCTCGTCCATCGAATCCAACGGTGCCGCCATCCAGTTCGCTTTCGCTTCCAAGAACGTGACCGATGATGATGCCCTGCTCCTTAGCTGCTATGACGAAACGTCCGGTGCCGGCTTCTATGTCACCGGCCGGGTGGTCGGCATCTTCTGTAACAATGGCGTTTCCCGTCGTGAAGAACGCGCCTATCGACAGGGTGAAAAGATAACCGTAGCCGTGGTTGTTGAACCTGCAAGCAACTACGTTGAACGTGACGGCACACGGTATTCCATGATGAAACTCTTCCTCAACGGTGAGGAAGTCGCCTGCCTTGGTTATGTTCCGGGCGGCGGCTCCCTGATTCAGACCAAGTATATAACGATGGACGGCAAACTGGGTGATTTGTATCTTTATTACATGATGGCCTGGAACTCCTATATGGAATGGGCACAGGCGTTCAAGAACTACCTTGTCCGTCTGACCGATACAGAGGTAATGGTGAAGGAATACGCCTTTGAGGACATCCTTAAAAGCCAGACAGCCGAGGGTAGTACCCAAAGCCGCCCGTCGGCTGCCGAAATCTATTCACGCGGTATGCCTTACATTGTCGAATGCCCCTATGAAGGCTCCGATATAGAAGCACTGGACGGCACCACTTCCACCAGTACGAAGATATACATCACGCTCTATTACTTTGACCCCGAACGCCCGTGGCGTAACTTCAAGGCCGTGAGTGTCCAAACCCGCAACCAGGGAACCACCTCTGCCAAACGCCCGGTAAAGAATAAACGCTACTACCTCGCCAAGAGCAAAGGCAAAAACAAGGACACTCGAATCATACTACTTAATCCAGACGATACGACGGAGGAAGGACGCCGTGCAATAGCCTTGGCTGCCATCAACAAAGTACAGGTCGGTGATAATACAATCCCGGTCGATGTCATTACCGTAAAAGTCGATTACTCCGATTCCGGCAATGCGAACGACTGCGGCGCCTGTGAAATGATGAACGTTACATACCGTGCCTTAGGTGGTAACTATATGACACTTGTCCAACGTGCATTTGACGGAACATTTGACAGCGGTGACTTGCATATCGAAGACTTGCAGATGAACCACTCTACCGCCAATCACCCGGTAGCCACCTATCGGTGTAAGGATGACAGCCTGCAAAACGTCTATTTCCATGCCAAAGGCAACTGGAAAGAAGACAAAGGGGAACAGTTCGCCCTCGGCTTCAAAGATACCCCCGGCTATAACAAAGGTTGCCTGAATTATGGTGACTTCATAGAGTTCTTCGGTACTCCTGACGAAACTTTAGACGCAATTGAGATACGCTTCAAACAGACTGACGGACTCGATACGGACAGCGTGTACCTGCTTTCCCTGTATTGCGGTAGTTCGTACCGGATAATGAGGTATCAGGACAGCTCATGGAAAAAGCAGTCCGGTTCCATGAAGTATGAAAACGGCAAATGGAATGTCACCGGTGACGTCCTGAATCCGGTTGAAGGTTTCGAACTTCTTAACTACCAAGGTATGGACTGGTTTCAGGGCGTCGGTTCTGTTCAGGATATGATGGCCATGAAAACGGACAAGTCCTCATGGGTTCAAAAACTCGTGGATAACGGAACTATCTCTGCTGATACCTTCCCGGCATGGACTTACTACTTTGAATCGCTTGTCGATGATGACCAGCTCGCCATTGATTACGCTTTGGGTAAGAAAGTGCCCTATAACCTCTACCGATGGTTGCGCTTCTGTGATTCCTGCGATTACTCCAAAGGCGGGAACTGGCAAAGAACATGGAAGGAAAACCTGTATAAATACGCCTGCCCA